CCCCACCTATTCCAGCAAATAATTGTAAAATAGGTACAGTCAAAAAAGGTAATGATGGTAATAAATATTATATAGGCGAAGTTAAATCTAAAACAGGCACTTATTATAAATGGTTAAAATGTAAAGGAAAATGTGATATAAAAATATCAAAGGTTAAAAATAATAAAAAATGTAAATTAGGCGAAGTATTAAAAAAGGGATACACACGAAAAGGTTACATAACTAAAACTGGTAAACAAACCAAGGATATAGTTATCAAATCAAAATGTATTAAAAAGAAATCTAAATCTAAAACTAAATCTAAAGCTGAAACTAAAGCTGAAACTAAAGCTAAGTCTAAAGCTAAAGCTAAAGCTAAAGCTAAAGCTAAATCTAAATCTAAATCTAAAGTTAAAGTTAAAGTAGTACATAAATTTATTCCAACTAAAAAGAATAAGGGTATAGGTAAATTAAAAAGTGGTGAATTAGGAAAGCATGGTTATAAACATATAAAAACATTAAGTTTATCTAATAGACATAATTCATTAACAAATGCTGTAAATGATTATGGTGCTCATACAGTATTTAGAAAATTAGGTGCTTTGAGGACTTATCAAAAACACAAAAATCCATTAGTATCTAAGTTATGTCATAATAATCAAAAATGGATACGGAAACAGTTTAATCATCAGTTTAAAGGTTCTTGGAAAAATAGTAAAGTTTTTAACAAATAATCTAAATAAAAATATATTTTAATATTAATGGATAACACAATAAAATTAATAGAAGAAAAATTAAATTTACCTGAATCAAAAAATAAATTAGATTCTAAAGAGATGAATAATTTAAATAATAGATTAAATTTAATGACAAAATATATGGATGAAAATATTAAAACAAATATAGAGTTAAATAATAGAATTGAAGCTTTAGAAATTGAAATTCACACGTTAAAAAAAGTTAACTTAAATGGAGGTAAACTTAAACTAAAAATATGTAAACGTTCAAAAAAAAAGAAATAATTTTTAATCAATTTAATATAATTATATAATAAATTTGAATATTATATAATTATAATAATTAATAATAATGAATTTAGATGAAACATTTAGTTCTAAAACTTTAATCAAATGGGTCGGTGGTAAACAAAGAATATTAGATAAAATTATTAATCATTTTCCGTCAGAAATTAATAATTATCATGAATTATTTCTAGGTGGTGGGAGCGTATTATTAGGATTACTTGATTGTGTTAAAGATAATAAAATTAAAATTAATGGAAAAATTTATGCATATGATTTAAATAGTACACTTATTCATTTTTACAAAAATATACAACACAATTATTTAGATGTTTACAAACATATCAAACCTATTATTGATACTTATAAAGCTATTACAACATTAAAATCTGAAATTTTTAAAAAGAAAAATGGAAAAGAGTATTTTTCTCAAGAACATCCCAATTTAAATATTTCTAGTAAAAAAAATAAATTGTTGTTAGAAGAATTTCTAAAAAAAACATTATCAGAACAATTATACAATAATAGAAACCAATCACGCGAAGCTTTCTATTATTACATTAGAAATAAGTATAATAACATGAGTCCACAAGACCAAATGTCTAATTATGGTACGGCTTTATTTATATTTCTAAATAAAACGTGTTTTAGAGGGGTTTATCGAATGGGACCAGATGGATTTAATGTTCCATATGGTAATTATGAAAACCCAGAGATTATTAATATAGATTCGCTAAAAAAAATTAGTGATTTAATTAAAGACGTGACTTTTATTCAAAATGATTATGAAGAAAGTTTTAAAAATATTAAAGCAAATGATTTTGTTTATCTAGACCCACCTTATGTTCCTGAAAAAATAGATTCATTTGTTGGATATACATTGGAAGGATTTAATTTAGAAAAACATAAAATCTTATTCAAATTAACTAAAGATTTAGTTGAAACCAATACTAAATTTGTGATGAGTAATTCTAATGTAGAATTAGTAACTAATTCATTCGAAGATTTTAATATAGAAGAGATAATTTGTAGGCGGTCTATTAATTCTAAAAAACCCGAATCTAAAACAACTGAGGTTATAATATATAATTAAGATATCATAAAGTTTATAATATTCTGTTTATAGTTTTCATCACTTCCCCAAAATATAGGTATATTATGTTCTTTTAAATATTCTATTTCAGGTTCGTAGCCATTCTTAAACCAATCAGATAAACAATAAATATATACTATCTCAAATTCGGGAAATAATTTTTTATAGTGTTGTTTTTTAAAATGACCTGTTTGTATCTTTTCATCAACTGAACCAGGTTTTTGTTGAAATTTTTTTTCTATAATATATATTGTGTTTTTATTAGCATCAATATATGATTCGTCCGGGCTAATACATCCTCTGGCAGAGCAAATATCAGCTTTTTTCTGTATTATTTTCATATATTTAATTAATGATTTTTTGGTATTAATAAAATTTTTATCAGAATTTACAAAATTTATTATACTAAATTTATTATCACTACCCGTAATAGTATACATATTTGATAAATTAGTTATATTTTCATATGATAATCCATTTTTATTAGTATTACATCCACCAGCACCAGTACCTTTATTTATTGTATTCATTAACAATTATAACATACTATTTAGTTATTATTTTAAATCAATTTTACAATTTTGTATATGTTTATTATATTTAAATTTAGATTTAAGTTTTTTTTTACAATTTTGACATTCAAATATACCACAATTTTTATAATGATTAATATAGTTAGTTTTATTAGAAAAATATACATTACATTTTTTACATGTTAAACCTTCACATATTAGTAAGTGTTTTTCTAAATATATCTTAGAACTTAATTCTTTTTTGCATTTCTCACAATGAAAAATCTGTTTATCTATTTTAAGTTTATTAGTTTTTTTTAAATTAGAAATATCAGATAAATATTTAATAACATGTCCTAAAATATTTGTATCAAATTCATACCAATATTCTTTTTTATTATATTTATATTTCCCAAATATAGATTTAAAATAATCCCAAAATGTGGCATCTTCGCCTAATTTTACAGTTAAATTGTGTGGATGTTCTTTATAATGATTTGGTATATCATACGTACTATGTTTAACTATGTTATCTGGACAATATTTGTTAACTAATAATTGTAATTTTGTAATATGTGAAATATGTGATATAAAATATAATGGTTTATTATCCAATTTTAATATATAAATACGCATATATTAGAATTGATTTAATTCTATAAATAATTTAGTTATTACGAATATTAGCATTAAATAATTAAATTTATATTCTATTTAATTTTATATTATAATTGAGGTCCATATTGTTCTAAATGTTTTACATTATACTTCTTAAAGTTATCGATAAACATATTTGCTAAATTAATAGTTTCTGAATCATATTTATTTGTGTCTGACCATAAATTTCTTGGATAAAAAATATCTGTATCTATTCCGTCACACTTTTTGGGTATTTTTAAATTAAAGATTGGTATATTGATAAATTCTTCATTTCCTAAAACATTATTATTAATTGAATTAATAATAGCTCTTGTATATTTTAATTTACATCTATTACCTTCTCCATATTTTCCAGTTACCCAACCAGTATTTACTAACCATGCATTAACATTATATTTATCCATTTTTTCTGATAATAAATTAGCATATTTTAGTGGATGCCAAACAATAAAAGCTTCGCCAAAACACGAAGAAAATGTTGCTTCAGGTTCAGTGATACCAATTTCGGTACCCGCAATTTTTGAAGTATATCCACTAATAAAATAATACATGGCTTGTTCTTTTGTAAGTTTTGAAACAGGTGGAAGAATACCGAATGCATCACATGTTAGTAAAATAATATTTTTTGGATGAGAAGCTAAACATGGTATTTTAGCATTATTTATAAAATCTATAGGATATGATACTCTTGTATTTGGTGTTATCGCAACATCGTTAAAATCTATTACTCTATTTTCGTTTACTATTACATTTTCTAATAATGACCCAAATTTTATGGCATCCCATATTTCTGGTTCCTTTTCTCGTGATAAATTAATACATTTTGCATAACACCCACCTTCTATATTAAAAATCCCAGAATCCGTCCAACAATGTTCATCATCACCTATTAAATTTCTATTAGAATCGGCAGATAGAGTAGTTTTACCTGTACCAGATAATCCAAAAAAGATTGAGACATCTCCATTTTCTTTTGATTCATTAGCACTCGAGTGTAAAGATAAAATATTCTTTTTAGGCATGATATAATGCATAACACTAAAAATCCCTTTCTTCATTTCACCAGCATATTGTGTACCTAATATTAAAATTTCTTTTCTAGTAAAATCGAAATCTATACTAGTAGATGAAGTCATATAATTTGTATATCTATTACATGGAAACTTACCAGAATTATATATAGTATATTCTGGGTCACCAAAATTATCTAATTCTTCTTTAGTTGGATTTATAAACATATTATATGAAAACAGAGCATGATAAGGTCTCTCACAAATTACTCTAACTTTAATTCTATTTTTTTCATCCCAACCAGCATATCCATCAAAAATAAAAACTTTTTCTAGACTATTAAGATAACATATTGTTGTTTCTCTATTAATTAAAAATGTATTCGAATCCATCTTAATATTGGGTGACTCATCACCCCACCAAATATCTTTTGTATTATCATCTAAAACTACTCTTTTATCTTTTGGCGAACGTCCAGTTTTTATTCCTGAATAGGCTACTAATGAACCATTAGAAGTAATAATATTATTGGGTTCTTTCATAGAATGTTCGTATAGTTCGGCTGGTAATAAATTATAGTAAATATTTAATTTTTTTTTACCAAAATCACTTTTAGGATTATCATTACTAATAAATGATTTATCAGTTTTGGGTTCGTACAGTGATGGTCCAGTTGTCCGACTACTTGATGAAAGACTTTTGCTAATTGAATTTAAATATGACATAATAGTATATAGTTATAATAGATAAAAATATACTAATATAATTTATAAAAAAATTGATAAGTTACAAATTTTTTTAATATTTTTAAAAATGGATGCTGTTTGTACTATTCCATATACAGAAGTATTAAAAATTAGGCAACAAGTATTATGGCCCGACAAATCAATAGAATTTGTTAAAATGCCTTTCGATAAATCAGATAATATTATGCATTTTGGTATTAAAAAGTACAATAAATTAGTTAGTGTGGTTAGTATCAATGTTGATGCTAATGAAATGCAAATTTGCCAGTTTGCAACATTGCCTGAATATCAAGGAAAAGGTCTCGGTAAAGTCTTAATGTCACACATCTTCTATAAAGTAAATGAATATAATATTCAAAAACTGTGGTGTAATTCTAGAGAAGAAAAATCTGGATTTTATCAAAAATTTGGTTTAAAAAAAACGGGAGTAACTTACAATAGAAATAATATTAATATAATTCAAATGGAGTTAAATATTTAACTATAATAAATCCATAATTTTAGAATTTAGGTCATCAATATTAGGTTTGATTAATTTTGAATAGTCTATAAGTCTACTTGAATCTCCATAGGTTTGTGGTTGTTTTGAATTGACATTTATTGGACAAGGCCAATGAGATGTGGTTCTTCGTTCGTTAAAATATTTTAATCTTTTAGCTTTCATGCTATTAGAATTTTTTTTGTGATTATCTGGTAAATAGCATACATATTGAACAATTCTTTCTTCCGAATTAGGTTTGCCATATTGATTTTGGTGAAATGTTCTAGAATCCCATAAAACCAAAGAGCCGGCTGATATTTCTAATTTTTTTTTTGTAGATTCAATTTCTTTAAGATATTCGTGTTCAATTAATTGCCAATTTTTAGTAGAAATAATATTCCTATCTTTGAAATATTTTTCATGCAGTAAATGCGAACCCTCAAAAACTCTCAAAGTCCTTTCTTTATTATCGGTCAAAGCAATAAAACCTTGATAGCACTTTAGTCCAATTGAATTGGGTGCTTGGTCGGTATGTGTCCAAATATTGTCTGTCCGATTTTCAGATTTTGGTATATAACAAGAACCATCAAACGATACAATCAGTTTATTACATCCCCATAATTGTTTATATATAGATTTAACTTTTTCATTAGTTCGTATATACCAAGCATGACGTTGGTGTCCAACCTCATGGAATTTATAAATACCATGAGGGTCAATAATTTTGTGCAATTTATCATGATTTGGTATAGTATTTTTCCAATCCATAAATAATTTTTTTGCTTCGAGTACTTCTATTGGGTCTAAGATATTTGGAATAATACAGTAACCCTTTTCCTTTAGTTCTTTTTTTATTATTTCTATATTCATTATTGAATAATAATTTTAAATAAACAAAATCAATTTTAAGCCGGATGTTTATGTTTTTTTGTTAATTTAAATATAATTGGTTTAATCATTTTCTCTTTTTTATGGTCATATTTAATAATAGCTTCATCATTCCAATTTTTTCCATAACATTGTTCTAGATACATTATTGGATTATTGGGTCCATAAACTTTAATATTTTTAAAATTATATAATTTTAATGGATAAAAGTCATTTTTTAAATAATAACAATTTTTCCAATGATTATTAGGATATATAATTTTATCTTCTTTTTCCTTGGCAAAAAATATATCTAAAAAAGGATATTTATAACCTTCATAAACTGGATGACTACTTTTTTTATATGTTTTTGAAGCATATTTAGAAATATTACTTCTGCCTTTAATGTGTGGATTTTTTAACTTAAATTGTTTTTTATGGTCTCTCCATAAATTTTTTTTAATAGGGGTACCATTTAATAGATAAATTTTGTAACCATAAAATGATTTATATAATCCATATCCTTTTTTTTTTAATTCAGATTTTAATTTATTTATTTTAAAAATATTTTCTTTAGTCTTAAAAACTGAAATATCTATATCATCATCCCAAGGAATTATACCTTTGTGTCTTATAGCTCCTAAAATTGTTCCTCCATCAATCCAATATTGTATTTTATTTTGTTTAAATAAGTTATGCACGTTTTCTAATAACGTGTATAATATTTTAATTATAGGTTTATCAATTATATAGTTATTCATATAATAATATTAGAAATAATTTATAGTAATATAATATGCATTCTGGTGTAATAGATATTAATAATTTATCTGATATAGTATTAATTTTTAAGAGGATAAAAAAAATTAATATAAAAATAATACCAATGTTTTTTACTCATTGGGTAATTATACTAAACATTTTATTATATTTAGGTTTCATACAGGATTTCCAGTTTTCTATATTTATTATAACATGTTTGATTTCTATATTCGGATTAATTATAACTTATATAACACCTAAGCTAATATATATTCCTTATTTAAAGTTAAAGATTAAACATACATTTTTACGTGTAATTGATTTAGTTATTCATCATTTACCATTAGTTATATTAATTTACAATTACGACCATACTATACCAAAGGATAAAGGTATATTCGCTTTAATAGTTTTATGTATGTATTTAGTAATTTACAATCCGTTTAAAATTTATAAATTTTTAGAAAAAAAATAGTATAATAACAAATGAAACTAAATAAACTACATTTGATATCTGGATTAGGATTAGGATTAGGATTAATACTTAGTAAATATCTAAATTATGTATCTAATAAATATATAGAGAAATGTGAAGATAACGAAAAAGTTATACAATTAGATGAGATTCCAGATATATTAGAAGAATCCAACAATTTACAAAAAAATAGTGATACTAAAATAATTAATATAGAAAATAATAAAGATGATGAAATAAATCAGGATTTATATTTAGATGAAGCAAGTGTAAATGAATTTATTAATAATTATCTGGATGAGTCTAATACAGAAGAAACGATTTTAGAGACTAAAAGTATCGATAAACATTTATAAAATGATGCATCCTCGATTCTTTTTCTTAATTTTAACCTCATCAAGAGAGTCTAGTTCTGGACAAATTGGACCTAGTAGTAATCTTGCAACATGGTCACCTAAAGAATAGTTGTAGTATTTACCTTGAACATTTAATACCTCCTTTTTTTCGGACAAATAGTCATCCAATGTATCCACATTAGGTACTTTTCTATCTAAAACATTTAGATATTCAATCTCATCATCTCTATCGGAACATGCTAAGAAGGATACGTAAAATTTAGAGTGGTTTTTGTAGTGTATACTTCTTTTAAAATTATCTATATCAGAATTACCCAAGTCATTAGTTGGAATACCATCAGTGGCAATAACTAATAATATAGGTTTTTGATTACTCAAATATGTACTAAATATTTCGTCAACTTTTTTCGTTAGTGGTGTTCTACCATATGGTTCAGAAGACAAAATATTTTGCATTTGTTTATAGTCGGTAATTCCAAAAACATTATTTCTGTTTAGAAAATATATATCTATACCATTTTCATCAAAAATGGTTGCTATTTTAATAGAAATATTTATAACCTCTTTGAGTTCATCCCATCTAGTAGCGTGTTTGCTATTTTCAAGTGGTGTTCTCATAGAACCCGAATCATCAACCAATAAGACTATTTCAAAATCAGATAATATCGGTAATTTCTCTCTATATTTAGAATCTAATTCAAATTCATTTTCTAATAAATTTAATTTTTCAGATATTGATATAGGTGCTTGAGGGGCAGTGGGATATCCATCTGATTCTTGGGCTACATTAGGATATGTTTGTAATATATTAGGATATAATTGTGATCTAGTATGACGGGATTGTGAATTAGTTATATCATTATAATTTGGAGGATTCATAATTTTATAATATAAAAAATATTTAAACTTTAATTCAATTTTATCTAAATATATTATATAATGGATTGTATTTACAGTTTAGGATTAAGTAGTAGCTTATATGCATTATATGTACAATTTAACTCAAAAATAGGTAATGTATGGATAAGAAAGGATTCTAATAATGAAGACGTTATTGTTTTAGGAAATTTAGTAAATATGATGAAGCAACCATTTTTTAACTGCGATTTTTGGAAAGTAAACACGATAGATATGAATATATTAGCTTGGTTTGTATCAGTTTATGGTATAGTGTACACTATTAGAATTATACAGACCTATATAGATACATACTGAAATCTTATTATATAAAAAGAATTTTTAAAATAAAATTGAAATTATGTATCTCCATAATATAATTAATAATCATGGCAGTTAGTATTAAGAAAGAAAATATACCTAAAGTGCAATCCGCTTTTGAATCTTTATTTGATAAAAAGATAGAAGCTTTAATTATTGATTATTTTGATGAAGAATCTGGGTCTATTAAAATTGATAATTCTGAATTAAAAGAATATTTAAAGCCTAATACCTCAGATTTTAATGAAATTTTTGTAGCAAAAAGAATTAATACCGTTTCTAAATCTGATAGTTCTAAACCAAAAAGAGCACAGTCTGGATACTTTTTATGGTTAAACGAAAATAGAGGAAAAATTAAAGACGAATACTTTAGCAACTATACTCTAAAAGATATTGTTGCTAAAGATGGTTCTAATAGAAAGGAAAAAATGGTTGCTTTGGTAACTAAAAAGGCAGGTGAATTATGGAAACTTATGGAAGACAGTGAGAAGCAACCATACTTGGATAAATCTGAAGAATTAAAACAGGAGTACCAAATAGCAATGCAAAATTGGAGAGAAACGAATCATTCTGAAGAACCTCCTAAACCTAAAAAGAAGAGAGGTAGACCCCCAAAAAATCCAAATCCCAAGAATGAAGATAATGATGGGGTTGTTAAAGTAAAAAAAATAGAGTATAGCGGTGATGATTATTTATTGGACGAAAAATCGGGAGATGTTTATAATATGGAGCAGGAGCTTGTTGGAAGTATGTTAGATAATGTTATTAATTTTAGTGTTTGATTTGATACTAGTAATTTATAATAGTATCAGGATAATTTAATGAGTATATTTATATTTTTTTTTATATTGTAATAATATAATGGTTAATTCTAAAATTACAAGAAAAAGGATTAAAATAGGTGGTAAAATCAGTAAAAAAAGAGCTACTGTAATGGTACCTAGATTATCGTTATCTAAAAAAAGAGTTAAAGTAAATAGTAGTATTAAATCCAAAAGACGTAAAAAACGAAAAAAGCAGATAGGTGGTAAAATTTTTGCCGTTTTTGATAACTCACTTCTTGGAATAGATAATAATTCCCAATCAAACCCTTATGAAGTTAAGGATATAAAAGAAAAACTTACGAAAAATTATGGTATTACTCATCCAAGTAAAATGAAATACTCTAGTAAAGTGATAAATATTCGATTTGAAGAACAGGAAAAAAATAACAAAACAACATCTGATGAATTTATATCTTTAGAAGGAGATATTTTTAAAATTACTAAAGGATATTATCCCCCCCACCCTACCAATCAAAATTCACTTAAAATAGAATATGTAGGTAAATCAACATGGACAGGACCGGATGAAAGATATGAATTACCGAATGATGGAGATACATCTCCATTTGATTCTCCATTTGATTCTCCATTTAATCCCGTAGTAACTAATTTTTTAATTGATTTAGGAGTTATTAGAGAAGCAAAGGACCTAAATATTTGCAGAGAAAATTTATTTGTATTACTAAAAAATTCTGTTCGTTCAGAAATTACTAATGTTTTATTAACTAGATATCCTTTTTATTATGATGTAGCAAACTCATTACGTCTTATTACTAAATGTAGGTCAATAAATGATTTCAAACATTTAAGTGATGAGATAAAAAAAGATTTTAGAATATTGAATGATAATCTTATAAGTATGACTGAACTTAAATTTGAAGATCTGGGGAATTTTGATGCCATATCAACACAAATTAGAAAAACAAGAGGTAAAATTAGTTATAACCAAAATAAATATCTTAAAGCAGTTACAGATATTTATAATTTTAGAAAAACAACAAATGATCAAAAGAATCCTATATGGTTAAAAGATTTAGTACGTTCATTACAATTTGATCATAACGCAGATTCTGAAAAAAAAAAAGAGGACTTTACTAAAGCATTAGATTTTATATCAAAAATACCAAGTGGTCTAAATGTACCAAGTGGTCTAAATTTTCCAAGTGTAGAAAAGATAACATCCGAAGACCGAAAAGAAATTTTGAATACAATTTATAAACTATTAGAAAATAATAATTTTGGATTGATTGGCGAGGATTCAACATTGGATGACACTAGTTTTATTGAAAAAAAAAACCAAGCGCTCAATATATATCATATTGAAAGTATAAGCAGTGATAAAGATTCAATAAATTATGGTGGTTATGCTATGGTATCGTATATTAGTTCACAAGCCAATGAAAAAGTTGCGGAAAAAGAAAAGGAAGGCATTAAAAAAAAGGAAGACATTAAAAAAACTGTTTTATTAGGTTATTTATATTTTCCTACTGGCACCCCTGGAGATTTAGACAAAAATACTGATATATTTAAAAATTTAGAAGACGCTATAAAAGGTGGCATACCTAAACCTAACCCTGACCCTGACCCTATAAGTATAAATATGGAAATTGCAAAAAGAAAAATATGGTTACAAAATGGTAATTCTACTGGAGATGATAGAACTAAATGGTTCGTATTAATAAATAGCAATGGTTTTTTTATTAAATGCGAAAATGAAACCGCAGTAAAACAAATTGGAGAAACTGACCAATCGGATTGGTTGAAAGCAGAAACTTTTACTATTTTAGATATAGAAGATAAGTTTTGGAAAGAAAACACAGCCAAAACTACAACTACAATCAATGAAATACCCACGCTTCTTGTCTACAATCCGAAGGATGTTACTCAGACTGCAAATGATTTAGATGAAATAAATAAGATGTTTACTGGTGAAGAAAAAAACATTGAGGATGGGATAAATATGTTTAGAGCTGAAACTTTAGCTAACACATTTAGTGGAGTAACAGTAAATATACCTAATATAGATACAACTCTAGGTTCAAACATTAATATTTTAAATAAAGATTTAGATTGGGTTAAAAAGATACATTCAAAACATTTAGAAGCCGAGAAACATAACAAATTAATGTTGCAGAATTCAATTACACGAACTGGTAGTGAATTTATCAACGACATAAACTCACTAGAAACAGAGAGCTGCGGTGGTAACAAATACATATGTATTATACATAAATCTATAAATCCAACAGGAACTGCAGATCCATATGAAAATATAAAAAAAAGATTAGAAAAGATACATACTAATTATACAAGTTTAAAAACCTCATTTGGGTTTTTAGAAAACGGTTATTTAAATGGTGATTATACTAAAATCCCAGATGATACCTATATTAATATAGGGTCTGACAAAGGATCTTTATTAGACAATTATTTAGATGGAGCCAAATCAGTCATACCAGAAGATAAATTAACAAAAGTAGAGAATTATAAAAAAAAATTTGCCGAGGGTGACGGCTGTTTTGAAATAGAAACAACAGACTTAAAACGTTTGGAAAAAAACCTCACAGAATTAACTAAACTTTATTATACTGGCGAATCTTCTAAATCGTATGCAACTTGTGAACTCTATATGAATAATGCTCCAGAATCCCTCAAACTAAATAACGCCAAGGAATATGGGATAATTAATTTATTTAATTTAGTACACTTACATGGAAGTGGGAAGCCTTTCGGTAACCCACCCAAATATACTGGCTCCGCGCCAGTCGCACAGGGCACACCCAGCCCCAATTATACAGATGATGATGTAACAAAATTAAATTTAAATTTGAAATATTATACCATTTATCACTTTTTAGCTATAGATTCATGGGAGACAGCCATAAAAGAATTTGATTTATTTATAAGGTGTTTGTGTATACAGAGTCAAATTTTTAAAATAGATGAAAGTATAGAACAAACGAATAAAAGCTTAAACGTTCCGAATGAGAGATTAAAAAAAAATGATGATACTCTTGATATATTAAAATTTATTACATATTTACAAGAATTTTTAGATAGTCTGTATCTCAAGAGACAGCAAATTGCCGTTAATATTCATAATATTTATTTAATTAAAGAAAAATATTTAAAAAAAGGCAAACAAAAACAGAATATGGAGGCCATTAAAACCATTATGGCAGGAGACGATTTAAGTCTACCAGATTTAACTCAAATAACTAAAGAAGCCGAAAAATTAACAGAAGAACAAAATAAAGTGTTTATTGAAAATACAGGAGTATTTATAGCACAAGCCAAAAAATGGAATATCTTTTTAAAAAGTTGGACTAATCGATCAGAAAAAATTGTTCCCAATATAGAAAATAAAATAAAACCTCTTTTGGCAAACATATCTATTAAGGATTTTGAAGACTCAATAATAAAAAAAGAAGAAGAGATAGACACATTCGTCAAAGAATACAATACATTCCTAGCCGCCGACGGCTTGACAGTCAACAAAGACACAGTAAACCAAATGTCAACATTAAAAGACGCTGTAGTACAAGGGTCTAATTATTTTAATGTCGAAGTCATTAACCAAGGTATACTAAAAGGTATAATAGATGTCAAAAGTATACACGAAATAATAAATTTATTGAAGGTTAACGATGTAAAGTTTAAAATGGATAATATAGTTAATTTAAGTTCAACAATACCTCCCCCAAAAAATATCACAAATACGGTCAAAATTATAAGACTATTATGTGAAAAAACATTTTTAAACTATGACATTAAAATAAAAGGTTGGAGTGGAATGACTAAAGCCGATCTAATTAAAGAATTAGAAGAAAAGAATTGGGATGCTGAGATCAACTACGTATCAAAGCCTGAGAGTTATACAATTACCTGTCCTGGAAAGAGTCCATGTATTATTACAATAAAAGACGTCTTGGACTCGCAGTTACAATGGACAGAACAAAAAAAAAAAATAAAAAAGTTTAATGTTAACTTTAGAGTTATTTTGGAGGCAGCAAAAAGAAAATTGCACAACCGCCACGTTGATTCTGATTTTGACAAGATTAATTTATATGAAGATACCTCACCAAAAAAAGAAACTCCTGAAATCGTCCCAGTCATTATTCGCTATCCATCCTATCCACTCTCGTTTACATTTAAGGATTTTACAAGTTATAAATTTATAAATACACCGACATACAGCGAGACATTTCCCCCTAAAATATATTATTGTCAACGTGTCGAGAATATTGATGGAAATGATATAGATATGGAAAAATTTGATTTTAAAATAGGAACAGGTGATATAACCAAGGAAGGAGTAAAAGGTATGATATTTTTTACTAAATGTTTTCATATAGGAGAATGTTCAGATTGTCAGAAATGGTTGGCAACAAATTACGAAACTGAAAAGGACCTTAAATTTATAGAAATTTCGGATTGGGATGACACAAAAACAGAACTAGACAAATTGCAAAAACTAGACGAATTGCAAAAACTAGACGAATTGAAAACGGGTACAAAAAAATCGAAAACGAGTACAAAAAAATCGAATAACATAGTTTTCAAATGGAAAATAGATCCTAAATTCATCAAAGGTGGCAATGAGGTAGTCAAGAATAAAACTTTAAAGACAATATTGACCAAAGCAACATCTAAACTAAAAGAAATTACAGAACAAAAAAAGAAGTATGACGCTGAACTTTTTCAATGGTATATAAAAAAAGTTATATATGATTTCCATGATAATAATAATTGTAATTTTAAACCTTATATACATTATTTTTTCGATATTACACAATCAAAAAAAACCGTCCTCCTACCATTTGCTACATTTAATACAACCAAAATGAAATCGATAAATGACAAAATAAAAAACATATCGGGATTGTATTCGAAGAATAAATATAAGTATTTAAATAAAATTGTTACGAATTCTGAGGATCTTTTACCTCCTGTGGAATCAACTGGCGGATCAGTTGGTGACAATATGTTGACATATACTCAGGATTCCATAAATATAAATAGTTATATCCGTAATGTAGAAAATTTTATAAAGTTATTAGAAATAGAAGTATCTTTAATACCACCTGAAGTTGATAGTAATACTACTATAAATGATTTTAATGCTGATTTACAAACGTTAATTTCTGTACATTATAATAAAGAAGCACGGGAAAAATATAAAACGGAACTAGCTGCTAAAGTCAGCGAAAACCAGGCAAACGAACAAGCTATAGAAGACATAAAAAAAGCCATTGGGTTTTTAGAATCAGATAAAAAACAGCTGGCTGCCGATATAACAGAACAAAAGGGTAAATCATCGGCGGCAAAAAAAACCGCATTGAATGCACGCAAAGCCAAATTGACCCAACAAAAAAACCAAAACGTAGCCGAATTGGCCAAACAAACAGCAGACGACGCAGCCAAATTGGCCAAACAAACAGCAGACGACGCACTCGAATTGGCCAAACTACAACAACAAACCGAAGCCGAATTGAAGGCACAAACAGCCGCATCGGCG